TGCACGTTTTCGTCGCACTGCTGATTTTATTTGTGATTTAGACATACGAGCAGCTTTTGCAGCTGGCACGCATTTTGGATATTTTCTTTTGCGATCTTTTTCTAGTTTACTTCTACCGCACTTTGCATAGCCACCACCCTTTTTAGGTGCGCCTATATCCACCCAATCTTGTTTGAACCATTCTGTTAGTCCGCCTTTACTTTTTGCCATGCGCCTTCCTAATTTGATCTTTACCACGTTTAAATACGTTGGCTATACCAGTTTTTCCCATAACTTTAGCTCGTTGTTCTCCAACAGTAAGTATTTGTATTTTTCTAGCAAAAGGTTTTTTAATTCTTTTTACTTTATTTACCGTTGCATTAGCATCCTTCATAGTTGCAAATTTTATGCTAACCGTATCTTTTGGGTTCTCGTCCGTGTATAAACGTCTGCCGCTACCCTTAGGTTTTTTACCTGTTCCAACTTTCGG